TGGAGTATCCATGACTGGAATAATGGAGCGGTATGAAATATGCTTAAATCCAGATATACAAAAGAAGGGATCAAAGGTAGTTAAAAATGAAAATAAAAGAGTCGCTAAAATCATTGGAATCAATCAAGCTGCTAGGACTACTTGCATCAAACCTGAAGGCACTAGCAGTTGCGTTCTTGGGACTAGTTCTGGTATTCATCCTCATCATGCCAAGCGTTATATTAGACGTGTTCAAGCTAATAAACTTGAGCCGATCTACAACTATTTTAAAGAAATAAATCCAAGAGCGTGTGAAGAATCCGTCTGGTCTAACAATGATAGTGATGACGTTGTTTCTTTTTGTGTAGAGGTTCCCGCTGGATCAAAAACAAAAAATCAAGTTGGAGCAATAGATCTTTTAAATCATGTAAAAAGCACGCAACAGAACTGGGTGATACCCGGAACAAATAAGTCTTTATGCACCCAGCCTTGGCTTGTTCATAATGTTTCAAACACGATCAATGTAAAGCTTGACGAATGGGATGAAGTAGAAGACTTTATCTTTAAAAACAGAAAGTTCTTTTGCGGTGTTTCTTTATTGCCAATATCAGGAGATAAAGACTATCCACAAGCTCCATTTACGGCTGTTTATTTACCCACTGAACAGGTTCGTCATCACGGGGACGCTTCGTTGTTTGTCAGCGGTTTAATAGAAGTGGCACTTAACTTATGGGAAGACAATCTATGGTCTGCCTGCGACTCCCTTCTTGGCGTTGGGGCTAAGATTAAGGGTAATGGCAAAAAAGAATGGTCTGATAGATGTCTAAAGTTTGCTAACAAGTATTTTGAAGGAGACTTGAAGAAGCTTACCTACTGCATGAAAGATGTTTACAACTGGAAAGAGTGGGTTGACCTTAACAGAGAATACAGCCCTGTTGATTACACAGAGGTTACAGAGGAAGAAAACAACGTTAAGCCTGAACAGGAATGGGCTTGCGCTGGTGGAAAATGTGAAGTTCTTTAACTAGGGGTTTGGAATGGCAGTGCATACGGGAAAAGCAAGTATGACCGGATATAAATATTTTGAAGTCAAAAAGCTTACAGAATCAGCAAACATTCCAACAAAAGGAAACGTTGGAGACGCTGGGTGGGATTTATATTCTGATGAATCTGTAACAATACCGATTGGGGCAACGGTGTTGGTTTCCACGGGGATAGCTATCGCTATACCAAAAGGGTATTCTGGACTTATATGGGATAGGTCATCAATGGGCGTTAAGGGGATACACAGACACGCTGGCGTCATTGATTCTGGATATAGAGGAATTGTAAAGGTTTGTTTACATAACACGACAACTAAACCGTACTCTATTGAGAATGGTGATAGGGTTGCTCAAATTTTAATACAAGAAACCCCAATCGTTAGAATGCATGAAGTAGAAGAATTAAACTCTACTGAAAGAGGTTCTGGTGGTTTTGGCTCAACAGGTAAATAATACATGCCCAAAAAGAATAATCAAAAAGCACAAGGCAACAGAAGAAGAAAACAACTAACAGCTAAAACAAAAAATCAAGAATATTATATTGAACTAATGTCGCTCTGCGATGTTACTTTCTGTACTGGGCCAGCAGGAACAGGAAAAACAGCAGTTGCGGTTGGGGTGGCTTGTGATTACCTCCTTGATAAAAGAGTGGAAAAGATTGTAATAACTAGGCCGGTTATTGAGGCTGGTAGAGGTCTTGGGTTTTTGCCGGGAACTCTTGATGAAAAAATACACCCATACCTCATTCCTGTATTAGAAGAGATGAAATATCGACTTGGTAGTGATAGAGTGCGTTCATACCGAAACGAGGGGTTAATAGAAATTTGCCCTTTAGAATATATGAGAGGGCGAAATTTTCATAATTCTTTTATGATATTAGATGAAGCTCAAAACGCGACCTTTGAACAATTAAAAATGTTTGTCACTAGGATAGGCTGGAATTCAAAGGCTGTAATAAACGGGGACTTAGATCAAACGGACTTGTTGGATAATTCCAGCGGTGGTTTAGAAGAGTTTGTTAACAGACTAGACAACGTTAAAGGAGTCGGTATTGCAGAGCTTACCAATGAAGATATTATAAGAAATAAAATAATATCGAAAATCATAGATGCTTTGTACGACGATTAAATAAATGCCAACATACGACTATAGGTGTGACTCTTGCGATTGTGAAACTGAACTGGTTCATGGTTTCAATCAACCCACCCCCAAGTGCGAAACTTGTAACCATGATTTAGAAATCGTAATTAACCAAGCTCCAATGATGTTTGTTAAAGGTGACGTTAAAACATTAGGGCAGCTATCTGAGCAAAACACCAAGAAGATGGGTCGTTATGAACTTGAAGACAAGAGGCATCATCAGCAAGAAGGTAAAGTTAAAAAAGAAAAGGACTGGTGGCAAAAATCTGGCGATGCCACAAGTAAAGAAATAGGAAAAATGAACTCTAAGCAAAAAGCAGATTACATTAAGAAGGGGAAAAAATGACCGACCATCCACAGGACAACATAAATAAGAAAAAAGAAAAGGTCATTAAGTTTGACGATGTTAAAGATCACGTTATTGAGTGTGCTGATTGCAATAGACCTTTGTTAAACGTGGTCAAAATTAGAGATTCCGAAAAAGAAAACCGTATTTACGTCAAATGCTATTCCAAAAAATGCGAAGGCTCTAGCTGGTTGCATGAAATACGGGGCGATCTTTTCTTTGCTCCAGCAAAAAAGGTTTACCAAATTGAAGATATGGACTATGATGACGTAAACAACTTGATGACAATCAAAATCAAAAAAGACACAATCGATTCAGCTACGGGTATGCCTTATGGTTTTTATGATGACGCACCACCAATACCAGAGATAGGTGAAAAGCCATCTCAAGAGCTTATAGACTGGTGGAAAAACAAAACAAAGGGAATGGATATGTCCGAGAATGATATGAGGATTATGGTTTTAAACAAAAAGGGAAAACATGACTGAAGACATTTCTGATTTTACAACCCCGCGAGACAATCAATATTTGTTTTATAGCTCTAGTGGGCAAACCACAGAAGAGAAAACCAATAAAGACTGCGCTTACACTCTTACGTCAAACGGAAAAGAAACTTACTACGCAAAGTTCTTAAGAGGGGCGCTCTTTGATCCACAGGGCATAGATTCGGGTAAGATTAACTCGCTAAGTTCTGGTTATAAAAAGATTGAGAAAAAAACTTTTGATTTTTATATAGACTATCTAAAAACAAAAAAAAGAAACAGCCTCACTTGGGCTGAAAGGAGTAATATTAATGTCTAAGAAAAAAGGAAAACTTAGTAAGGTTGAATTGTTTTACATAGATAACAATGCAGACAAGAGCGTTGCAGACCTTGCCAAAGATTTAAACAGGTCGGAAGCTTTAATCAAAAATCGCGCTCATTCTGGACATATAGATAAAGTCCAAGATGATAAATCTAACATTGGTAGTCTAATGGGTCACAAAGAAGATCGTGGCGTAACGATAATGACGCCCGCAGCCTCTGAGGTTGCAGACGAAACCAGACCTTCTAGGATTGGCAAGTCAAACAGACATCAAGATGCCATTCACATAATTAATCCAGACAAGAAATAAGATGGACGTTCATTTATCTAAAGAGTACGATTCATATATTAATGTATATGCCGATAATAATCCTATTTGGATTGTAACTCTATCTAATGACGAAACCATATACCAAGACGACGGAAGGGCTGGCGCTCAACCCCAAAGTGCTTGGAGTAGATTAAAGATTTATTGTGAAAAAAACGATCTTTATATTAAAAACCTAAAGGTTAAAAATAGATCTCATCTAGAAGATGTTGGATCTAACTACGATGGCTATTTCTTTTGTAAGGGTGCTGGTGGGTTTTTGTTTGATGGGTACACCCTTCACACTTTTGTTATCGGTATTTTAGAAGGCGAGAGGCTAAGGGTAAAAACATGGCAACTCCCAGAACTTATTCCAGACAGTTTTCAAGATAGAGATCCTTACGAATCTCCGAACTGTATTATTGCTAAGAAGGGCATATTGAATGAACAAAAACTACAAACACAAAACGACGGGGCAGAATTGTAACGCGGCTCAGTATATTGCCGAAATGGTTTGCTTAAGAAAAGCGGAAAAACAAAACGTTGGCAAACCGGCCTACGCCCTGTGGAACACAGAAATATGGAAAAAAGAATTCCAGAGTCAAGTAACCAAAGCCTACCAGCTTCTTAATAAATTTGATGAAAAAGCTATCATCAACGCTTTAACTTCCCGTAGCGGGAAAAGCATCTACTCTCTTCGAGTTACATTCTTGTCAGACTTGATTAGCAAAGAGCAATCAAAATTAGATACAATAAACAGCAAAGAAGTAAAAGAAACAAAATTCAATGACAACACTTTGTTTCTGCCTAATCAGCCATATGGCAAAAAAAGCAAAATATCAGATTTAAGGAAACTAGATAATGAGTGACGCTAGCTTAAAAACAATCACAAAGAAGTACGGCAATATTCTTGTTAATGGAGCTGAGGTATTTCAAGACCTAAAAGACATGCAGTCTATTCCTGTAAGTCCTGCTTTAGACTACTCTCTTGGGGGAGGCTTTAGAGAAGGAACTTGGATTCAAATGATTGGAGACCCCAAGAGTGGAAAGACTACATTAGCCTTGCAGTTTGCTGCGACCTGTCAGAAAAAAGAGTATGGGAGTCGTCCTATCTTCTATGTTAATGTGGAGGGTAGATTAAGCACAAAAAACTTTGAAGGTGTTGAAGGATTGCAGGCAGATAAAATCACTGTTGTTCAATCTGAAAATGAAACACTAAGTGCTGAACAATACCTTGGGGCTGTGGAAAAATTAGTAAAAGCTTCTCCTAATTGTGTAGTTATTATTGATTCAATATCCAGTTTAATAGCACAGCGAGACTTAGATGAAGAAGTCCGAGGGGATTATAGACCCGGAGTTCCAAGAATCCTATCTAACTTTTGTAAGAAGATGAGTAGCGTAGTTCCTAAACAAAAGGCTATCATCATCATGATTACACACTTCATCGCTAACACTGGAGGGATGGGCAAAAAGAAAGTTGCTGATGGAGGCGTTAAAGTTCGCTATCAAGCAGACACAATTCTTGAGATAGCTTGGATTCAACCGTGGAAAGAAAAGAACGAGGGGCGTCAAATTGGACAGGTTCTTCATTGGAAGATTGTAACTTCGGCGCTAGGGGGCTTTACTGGTGGGGAAGCTACAGGATGGCTTCGTTATGGAGTAGGAATTGATTTTAAACAAGAGTTGTTTGATCAGGCAAATGATTTTGATTTAATTTCTGCTGCTGGAGCTTGGTACACTTGTGATTTTCTTGTGAATAAACCAGCGTTGATAAAGAAGGCTCTCAAAGAAGCCGAAATAGATATAGAGGATGAAGAAAAAATTATTAAATTTGTCAAATTTCAAGGGCAACAAAAACTCAAAGATTTCTTGACTAGTAACGACCTTTGGTCAGCCCTACAGGATTCATTAAAGGAGATGCTGTATTGAAAGCTGTTGGTTTTGATGGCCGAGAACGATCATGGAAACTGTCAAAATGTATAGTTTCCGGCGATCAAAAAAGGCCTCGAAGTAAATTGCACATTCTTGCAAGAAAACTCTTGCAGGAACAATTCCCTTATGATAGAATCCTTGAGGAAGTCCCACTTCCCGGTTCACACAAGCCATCAAGAAAATCCACCTTGTTTGTTGATTTCTTGATACCGTCAAGTTCTTTGGCGGTTGAGGTTCATGGGCGGCAGCACTTTGAGTTTGTCGCTCATTTTCATAGTGACATGCGGGGTTTTAGAAAATCTAAAGCTAGAGACAGAGACAAGATTAATTGGCTTGAAACAAATTCTATTGACCTTATTACATTAATCTATTCGGAAACAGAAGATGAGTGGAGAAAACGAATTATCAATCGAACAATTGGATAGCTTTGTCCAAGATCTAGAAGGCTATATTTCTAGCGAGGGTGTCGTAACCGTAAAGCCCAATCCAGAGATTGAAAAAACAATCAACCTTACCGGTTTTGAATTAAAATCTTTGACCGGAGAAGAGTGTTGCGAAAAAGCTTTTTGTCTACAGGGGTACTGCAATTTCTTACAGAAAATATACAACACCCATCTGGTTCGTGCAAAATGGTGTGAAGATTTTATTAATCACGCCGTATCCAAGCAAGCTGACAACTTTGACAAGTATACAAAATGGGAAGTTAAAGTAAGCTCAGTAATAAGAGGGGATGATTTTATTCAAAAAGTCTGGAGGGTTAAGAGGGTTGCGGAAGGTAGGGTTACATTACTTTCCGACTCCATAAGAGATATAAGAAGGCAGGCAGACACATTACTAGAACTAAGCAGGAAAAGAAGAAATGACTCCTATAGATAAAATTAAAGAAGGAATTCTTAGCAATGATATGGAACAAATTACTCAAGGCTTTATGCTTCTCACAGGCGAAGAAGTTAGACCAGAAGCAAGAAAACCAAAAGAATCAAACGCAGAAAAAACCGTGCAACCACCAGTGCAGGTGCGGTCGAAAGACTTAGATTTTTCGACAACGGAAGAGTCTAGCAAAAGTGAACCAATCAGGGCTAAAAAGAATCAATTTATTGATGATCGTACGGAATCTTTAGATATTGAAACACCTGATGTTGGTCGGACGACTAGAAGACCTCCGGTTAAAATGATTGAAGTTACATGTCATGCTTGCGGCGAAAAGGAAATGATAAACGCTCAGTATAAATCTGGCGAGTTTCGTCGCTGTGGTAAGTGTGTTGGCTAATGGCAAATCAAATTGACAATATAGCTTCTGAACGTGCTGTGATAGCCGGTTTAATAAAACACGGGTCAGAATCCTTTATTGATGTTGACGACATTATAGACGTTAACGCCTTCACCCTAGAGGAAAATCAGATACTCTATGCTTGCCTCGTTAAGATATTTGAGAATAATAACGAAGTAGATTTTCCATCAATATTAAGTGCTGCCAAAGATATTGGTTTAGACACAGCTTTTGAAAACAGAATACCACCTGAGCGCATTAGGGCGTTAATAAATCTGGATATCGCTATTGGGAACGTGAGACATCACGCGGTTAAGCTTAAGAAGCTAGAGATAGGAAGAGAAGTTGAACGAACAGCTAAGCGTGTTATATCCGACATTGGAGACATCACCGGAGATGAGACCGTTGATCAGATCATTAACATTGGAGAAAAACCATTCTTTGATTTGTCCTCTTCGTTAAATAACAAAATTGAAGATAAACCGGTGGTAATTAGTGAAGATATAGAAGAATACATAAACCATCTAATAGAAAACCCATCAGAAATGCTTGGTTTAAGCAGTGGTTTTCCTAGGTTTGACAAGTCAATCGGCGGCGGCTTTAGAAGAAAGTGTGTAGATCTTATTGCTGCCAGACCCAAGGTTGGCAAAAGCATGTTCGCTGACAACGTGGCTTTACATATTGCAAGTAATCTCAAAATACCAGTTCTTGTTCTTGATACAGAAATGGCCAAGGAAGATCACGTCAACCGTCTTTTGGCAAACTTAAGTGATATTGAAATTAATGAGATTTCTACTGGAGGTTTTTCTAAATCTAAAGGTAAAACAGAACGTGTTAAGCAGGCGGCGGAACAGCTTAAAAGCATACCGTATGAGTATATTACCATCGCGGGTAAATCATTTGAAGAGACCCTTTCAATCATGAGAAGGTGGATCGTTAAAAAGGTTGGCTTTGATGAGAACGGTAGAACCAATCCTTGTATGATAATATACGATTACCTCAAGCTAATGGGGTCAGAAGGTATTAGTTCGTCAATGCAAGAGTATCAGGTTCTTGGTTTTCAGATTACTGAATTACATAACTTTGCTGTTCAGTATGACGTACCTTGCCTTAGTTTTGTTCAGTTAAATAGAGATGGTATCACAAAAGAATCGACTGATGTTGTTAGTGGTTCTGATCGTCTAATTTGGCTTTGTAGTAGTTTTACTATCTTTAAATTAAAGTCGGACGAAGAAATAGCAGAAGACGGTGGTAAAAGTGGAAACAGAAAACTTGTCCCAATCGTTGCTAGACACGGGGGCGGTCTGCCTAATGAATTTGATTATATAAACATGACTATGCTTGGTGAGTTTGGTAGAATCGATGAAGGCTTTACCAAGTCAGAGTACATACTAAGTGCAAAAAAGCAGAAGGAGGGATTTGATAACACTGTCAGCAATAATGAAGAGTCTTTTATTGTAGAAGAAGAAATCGATCCAGAAAAACCATATTGAAAAAACTATCAAACGAAGAACTGAAAAAACTATCCGACAAGATTGCCTTGTCTATAGTTCCAATATTTCAACAACTTGGTCTTGAAGTCAATGATTTTGACGACCATGTTTCCTGTGCGTGTCCTGTTCACGACGGGGACAACCCAAACGCCTTTACTATGAACACTGATCCAGAACACCCCTACTTTGGAGTATGGAAGTGCTGGACTCAATCCTGCGAAGAAGAACATGTTAACACACCTATCGGTCTTATAAGAGTCCTTCTTTCTAAAACAAAAGAAGATGACGTTTCTTTTGACGAAACAATTGAATACTGTATGAATCTTGTTGAGACCAATTTTGAAGACCTTAACAAAGAGTCGTCTGGTGTTGTTTTTTCTAAAGCCATCTCCATGCTTGAGAGAGCAATGCAAAAAAGAGAGAAGAACAAAGCTAGTGGAGTAACAAGAAATCACGTCAGATCTTCTCTCCAAAGACCGGCTAAATACTATCTTGATAGAGGGTATTCTGAAAGCGTCTTGGATGAATTTGATGTTGGAGTTTGTGTAGATCAAACAAAACCAATGAGAAACAGAGTCGTGGCTCCTGTGTATGATGATGATTTTAAACACATGGTTGGTTGTGTTGGTCGTATAATGCATGAGAATTACAATGGAAGAAAATGGATTAATTCCAAAGATTTTTATGCAGGGGCTTGGCTGTATGGGTATTGGCTTTCAAAGAATCACATCCGTAAAACAAGGGCGGTAGTTCTAGTTGAGGGACAGGGGGACGTATGGAGACTTTGGGAAGCTGGGGTAAAAAACGTTGTTGGTATATTTGGTTCCAGCCTAACTGACGCTCAGGTAAGAATACTTGAGACTTCCGGAGCCTTTGAGCTTATATTATTAACAGACAACGACGATGCTGGAAAAAAGGGTAGAAAATCCATACGAAAAAAATGCGAAAGAATTTTCAATATTGCCGAGATTAATATATCCGTAAAAGACATAGGCGAAATGAGCGCTGAAGAAATCAAAAAAGAAATTAAACCGAAAATAAAAGGAATATAGAATGACGAATATTTTAGGGTTTTCTGGAGTCAAACAAAGCGGAAAAACTACCTCTTGTAAGTTTTTGTATGGCTATCAAATGAGACTGCACGATGTGGTTGAGAAGTTTCTCATGGATGAAGAAAGCAACCTTATAGTAAATGCAAGACAGATTGATGAAAACGGTAAAGAGATTGATGGTCTTGGTATTTTGGACATCGAAAGACGGGATGATGAATTCCTTGAATATGCAAATAGATCAATTTGGCCTTATGTCAAGTCTTTTAGCTTCGCAGACCCGCTCAAGATTATTGCAGTTCAATTGTTTGGATTAACTGAAAAACAATGCTACGGGACTGAAGAAAACAAGAACACCCACACTAATTTTATGTGGGAAAATTTACCGGACAAGTCTTCCTCGTCACAACACGAACGTGGCCCAATGACCGCTAGGGAATTCTTGCAGTATTTTGGAACTGATATTTGCAGATATATTAAGCCTGATATTTGGATTGAGAGTTGCATCGGTAGAATGCAGGAAAGCGGAACTGAGCTTGCGATTGTTCCAGACGTTCGCTTTCCAAACGAAGCGGACGCCATTAAGAAAGCTGGTGGTAGAGTTATTCGATTGACTAGATCTCCACATGAAGATGAACACGCAAGCGAAACAGCGATGAATGATTACGAGGGATTTGATCATACAATAGATAATAAATCCTTAACAGTGGATGAAACTAACAGAACTCTAATGGAAATCCTGAGAGGTTGGCAATGGTTACAAACAAAAGGATCGTAAGTATCCCTTGGGATGCTTCAATGGTAGAGCGCGCGCAGGTAAAAGCTAAAAAGCTAGGAAGTATAAATAATTCAATATTAAAAGGTGGCGGCAACGCCGCAGGTTATCTAGGGGAAGAAGCTGTTGCTTCTTATATCGAAGCTGAGATTATTAGTTGCGATGAAGGTAACGACAAGTATGACTACGACATTTGGAAAAATGATCGAAAAATAGAAGTTAAAACAAAAAGAAGGACGGTTGCTCCAGCAAACTTTTTTGATGTCTCTGTTGCCAAGGCAAGTAGACATCAGGCACCGGACTTATATATTTTTGTAAGCATTGAGTTTGAAAACATGACGATGGAAAACAACAGACGTGCCTATCGTGGTATTAAAAACATTTGGATAGTCGGACAGGCAGAGCCTGAAGATTACTTTACAAGAGCAAAGATTTGGAACGCTGGAGATATTGACAAAACCAACGGCTTTAAAACTCATGTAGACATGTACAACCTTCCTATATCAGAAATAGAACCATTAAATGATAGTTTGTTACCATCGAAGTAGTAGTTTAGGAACCTTAGAGTTCTGCGAGCAAAAATACTTCTTACAATACAACTTGTCGTATAAAGACAAGCAAAACAAAAAAGCCTTAATGGGAACAATAGTTCACAAGGTAATGCAAACTCTTGGGGATAAAAAAATCGCCATGGCAAAGGGTTTAGATTTTGTAGACGATGAGGAAACAGGGAAAAAGATATCTTTTGAGGATTGCGATAATATTGAACTTCTTAATGACATAGCCTTTGATTACTACAGCTCGTCTTTTCCAGAAGTTGATATAACTCAAGCAGACAAAAGAAAATGTCTATCGTGGGCTGAAAAAGCGGTAGCCTATAATGACGGCGCTCTTGACCCCAGAAACCAAGACGTGGATGCAACAGAGTTGTTCTTTGACTTTGAAATCAAAAAGCCTTGGGCAAAATATTCCTATGAACTCGATGGAAAAACAATTGAAGGCTACTTAGCAATCAAAGGGACTGTTGACCTAATAGTAAAACACTCAGATGATTACTATGAAATCATAGATTACAAAACTGGCAAAAGAATAAACTGGGCAACTGGAGAAGAAAAGACCCACGAAAAGCTACAAGGCGATACTCAATTGCTTTTGTATTATTATGCCCTTAAGAATATGTATCCAGAGCGTGAATTTTCAATTAGCATATACTATATCAATGCTGGCGGGTTGTTCTCGATGGCTTTTGACGAAGAAGACTACGCAAAAGCAGAAGAGATACTGAAAAATAAGTTTGAGCAAATAAGAGACACCCAACGTCCCAAACTCCTTTCTAATCAAAACAAGCATTGGAAGTGTCAAAAGCTCTGCAAATTTAGCGAACCCCATGAAGACACCGGTAAAAGTTTATGCCAACACATACGAGATGAAATTGTAGAAAAAGGCGTGAACGCAGTTGTTGAAAAGTACGGAAATATTGAAAAAATAACCACCTACGGAGACGGCGGTGGTAGATTAGCGGATAAGAAAAAATGAATTGGACACCTTTACATCTTCACACGCACTATAGTTTACTGGATGGCCTCTCAAAGCCCTCACAGGTTGCCTCACGCTGTTCCAAGCTGGGTTATACTTCCTGTGCGATTACTGACCACGGCACTATATCGGGCGCTGTGGCCTTTACAAAGGAGTGCCGCAAAAAAAACATTAAACCAATTCTGGGGTGCGAGTTCTACCTAAGCCCTGCCGAT